AGTTAGTTTCTTTTTCATTCCCTTCATTCTCGCACAAAAGCTCTTTCTACGAGGGTTCCCAACTTTCTTTGAAGGTCTCTTAAGATCGCTTCCTGGGTTCTCACGTTCATACGACTTCCTGCCTTTTTCATTTAATCCTCCAGATTGATTTTTACCAGACTTTTTTGTCCATGCTGCTCCTTCCTGAACTTCAGTTTCTTCGTTCTTGGGAACGCAATTAGGAACCATTCTACCACCTTTTTTCTTCATACCAACTTGCTTATGGGTATCCCAGCAAGGATCTTTTTTCTCTTCTAGTTCTGATCTCCAATCAGATTGTTCAAATCTTACTTTTGGTTTTACTTTTTTCTTACCATCAGCAGATGGAACAAATGATCCAGTTTCAGGAGACTTCATATCTACACTATCAACATCACCATCAACATCAGCATCAACTCTTTGAGTTGCTTTTATTGAAAGTTTTTTGAGATTACCACCACCAATCTTAGATTCTTTTTCTTCATTCATTTTCTCACGTTTTGCCTTTGCCTTGGCAAGCAATCTTTCTTTAGCAGCATCCTGTTCTTTTTTGGGGATAGCAGTAACGGCACCAACTTTCTGATCTATATCTCCAGGTGCATATCCTTCTTTCTTTACACAGTTATTATAGGTCTTACCAAACATCTTTTTGGTGCCTTTCTTCTCATATCCAGGCCAGCACTTCTGTGCTTTCTTCTCTTCAAGTGTTTCACCCTTCAGTGGTTCTGGTTTGATGAGATCAATAAATTCATATTCAGTTGCTTTGAAGTCATCTCTCCAGTTTGATAATTCATATGACTCTTTCTTAGTGCTGTTACCCCAGTTGGCAGCACCAACCTTACGGCACTTAACTAGAGCACCTGAGGCATATGCAGAAGGCCAGACAGAATAACGTGACTTGACCTTATGATAGCAGGCATCTTTGGTGCCACTACCTTTGCCTTTCTTATCCTTTCCTTCGATAATTTCTACTTCTTCTTTTTTCATTTTCTTTTTGTCAGTAGCAACGTAAGTTGGTTTTGCAGCACCAGATTTTTGTTGTTGACCCGGATCTGCTGCTTTCTTTCTTCTTTGAGCAGAAAGTCTTTCTTTTTCACTCATGCTTGCTCTTTTTGCTGAAGAGACACACTTTGGTGTTCCCTCTCCTGGTTCATCACTTGCACAGGTTCCACCTGTTACAACATTGACCCATCCACCTTTACCATCTTTTGATTTGGATCCCTTAAACCATTTATGAAGGGTTCCCTCACTCATTCCTCCTCCACCGTTACCTCCGTTGGATCCACCATTGCCACTCCCATTCCCATTGCCACCATTCCCAGAACCATTACCATTACCATTACCATTTTCGTTATCGTCTATAGAATGTCCATTTTCTTTTCGTAGATATCCAGCACGACCTACTACCTTAAACCCTTTTGGGATAGGTTTGCACTTTTCATCTGTATAACAATAATAATATCCGCTCTTACACTTTTTCATCAATAAAAAAGTAAATTACTCTTTATTATTTAGAAAACCTTGTTTTAACATTTTTTGAAGTTCTGAAGTAGAACCTACAAATACTGCATTATTAGTAACGTTATTTGTAGTCTTTTTAGACTCATCTTCAACGTCTTTAAGTTTCTTTTGTAAATCAATAAGTTTATCAGTTGTATCCGCAACACTCTTAATCAACTGCCCAGCGACCTCATATGCCCTTGGACTGCCTCCTTCACCTGCTACCTCCATAATGCCATTAATTGCCTCCTGTCCCTTTTCTATGAGGGAGTAGAGATTCGCACGACTATAACTATAATCCTTCTCTATATCATCTTCCTTAGATTTAACAATCTCAGGTTTTTTAATCGGTTTTGTTTCCACAATATCACTTTCAATATTTAAAGCTTCATCGATAGAATCATAATTATTATTCATGATAATCAAATATCCTCTTGTCTGGTTGGACTAAAATCTTTAGAGTTTGGCAAGAATGTCCAATCTTCAGTAAATCCAAAATCGTCAGTTGGATCTGCAGTTATTGGATCTACAGAAGCAACATATCTCATTTCACGTTTTGCAACAGTTGTATCTGTACCCGAAGAAATATCTGCTTGAACTTTTCTGATAAGTCCATCAGAGGATTCTGCAATCGGACCAAACAGATAAGTTTTTGCACTAAATCTCAGTGTATAAATGAGTGCCCTTCTTGTTTGAAATGAACCCTCATAATCATCTTGGAAATCAATACTATCAAGAACGATTGGAATATCTCTTTTTTCACCAATAGAACTAACTAAATCTACAGTTAAGTTGAATGATGGTTGAAAGAAAGGGAGTATCTGTTCAATAATCTGAAGAGCATCATCATTTAACTTGCTAAAAATATTAAGTTCAAACTCAATATTATAAGGGACTGGCATGAATACCTTTTTCATTTTACTGGTGCCAGTATCAACAGCTTTGAAAGTTTGAGTCACACCAGTTTTTCTAGTCGCATCATATGAAATTCTAGTCATCTCAAATGACATTCTTGGAAGAGTAATAGCAATTGATTTTGTCAGTTGCTCTTGTTCTTGAATTTTTGCTAAAAACTTCTGCATTGGTCCATAAGATAGACCAACTTTTGTTTCATCTAAAATAGTTCCATCACTCTTTGTGTGTCTGATAGAAATATCATTAAATAAAGTTCCAAAACTAATAATAGTTTTTCTTATAATTTCGTGATAAAAGTATGTTCCTAACATTAGTAGCTACCAAATGGATTTGACTCTGTAAAATCTATAATATTATCTGCTTCTGTTTCTATCTCTTCATTAACGTCATATGGGTTATCATAACTTTCCGAATCATAGTCTTCGACTACATATGTGGCTGATGATATTGAACCAACTATAACTTCACCTGTATTGAACTTACCAGTATTTAGTGCAACTCTAAGATTGGTAGTGGGAAGAAGACCTGCTTCTGTTGGGGCAATTATTTTAAAGTCTTTGACTCTTGCGGTAGTTCCTGAAGTTTGACCAGTAACAATCTCATTGTAAATAAACGTTCCGATGCCAATTGTTGTAAATCCACTAAATTGAATTCCTGGTGTTTGAGTAAATTCTGTTCCACCTTTAAGAATTCTTAATTCACCAATTTTTTTATCAGCAGTAATCAATGCAATAGCAGAAGCACCTACTCCTATACTACCAAATTCATCATCATTAGATATTTCAATTGTTGGTGCTACAGTATATCCAGATCCGGGATTTGTAATCGTTAATGCGGATATTGTACCTCCAGCACCAATTATTGCAGTAGCAACTGCTGTTGTACCAATACCTGTAGTTACAGTTTCAATGTCTATATTTCCTGAATCGTCTCCACCAACACTACTTGTCAAACGAGTTCCACTATTTGGTGTATCAAGATTACCCATATCACGTAAAGATCTTCTACTATATGCACCACTGAATCCATCAGTTCTTGCCATAGTTCCAATTTGAATATCAATCTGACCTGGGATTGCTTCGTAGAAAGTGGCTTCATAAACCATATTTGGAGAACCTAATGTGCCACTAGTATCATTGGTTCCCTCTGAACGGACTATGAAGGTTCTATTTGGTGAAGTTCCTACTGCACCATGGAATATTCTTTGAACTGAATTATCACCAGCCTGCATCATAATTTTATTCAGTGTTGGACTTGTTTTACTGAAACTTTGACGTTGATTGCTACCAGAACCAAAGGTCAAATAGTTGTTTGTTCCAACATAAACTTTATTATATGTTTGTCCGTGATAATTAATGTTAAATGGTATATCTACCTCAAAATATCCATCATCATTGCCCCCACTAGATACACTCGTTACTGTAGTAAGTCCTGTTGCTCCCACTAAATTATTAGCGATTGTTGTTGCTGTTATAATTCCAACTAAATGGTATCTGTGACCTCCCCCACCTGTATAATCAGCACCTCCATATTCAACTGACACTGCAGATATTCGATTCGACCCATCAACCGCAGTTACATTAATAAGTGCAGAATTTCCGGGATCGTTTTCAGCAACAGTCGAGAATGGTTCTAACTGATATTGACCAACGGAATAACCATCACCGGTACTGTCAATTGATATTGTGTCGATAACACCAGTTCTTGTTGGTGGACCATCTATTGTTACAGGTGGGTTAGCAGTATATCCAACACCAGGATTAGTTAATAATGCTGATATAGTTCCACCAGCACCAACTGTTGCAGTTGCGGTTGCACCTAAATTATCAGGTCTAACGAATGTAATAGTAGGCACAGTTGCATATCCATTTCCAGAATTGGTTAATGTCAATGTATTGACACTAGTAGTACCTATTGAACATGTAGCAGCTGCTCCTGTTCCACCTCCACCACTTATTGAAATTGTTGGTGGAGTTGTATATCCAGATCCACCATTTGTTATTTCAAGTCTTAAAATTGATTGAACATTTGCTCTACTAGTTGTAATGGCAACTGCTGTAGCAACAACATCTCCTCCAGCAATATTTGGTGGATCTGAGAACGTAATTGTAGGTGTTGAAGTATACCCACTACCATCGTTATTTAAAAATATTTCATTAATAGCACCAGTTCCGATAGATGCTGTTGCGGTAGCAGTCACTGCAGAACCAACTAACGTTAAAGATGTAATATATCCCTCATCTTCTACAGTATTATCAACTTCGTCAATATTTGTATCGACAAGTTCATTTTCATATTCATAGAGTTCACAACTTAATTCATATGTATAATTTGATCCCAATTGATAAAATGGTTTTTCAACTTCTACTCTTTTAATTTCAAATAATCTTTCTCCAAGAGGAAAATAAATTAAGTCTCCTTCTTTTGGTCTTGTGATTAAGTCTGCAAAATCATAATCAGTAATTCTACCTTCCCTTATACCTGACTGAATGCCTTCTAAAAATGGTGCAATAAATTCTTCATACCTCTCTTTAGATATTGTTAAACTTATTTCATTTTTCAATCTAAGACCAAATTTGGTCATAATATCGCTATCAGGAGCATATCCCTCATAGTTATTGATATAAGCTTCAAGCATAAAAACATCATCAAATTTTGATGATTGAATTTCACGAATAATATTATCAGTTTTAAAAATTTTTCTAGGTAGATAATAAACATCTACACCATAAATTCTTAACTGTTCATTAATTAAATCTTGAACAAGAAACTGTTCATTCGGAGATCCTTGAAGAAAAAATGGGTTTAATGGCATAACTATTAACCAATCATATCCATGGGTGGAAGTTCATAATCAGAAGACATTTTTTGTTTTATTTCATCCAGTTCTCTCTGACCATCTTCATAAATTGCTCTACCATTTAGTTCAACTCCACCTGGAAGTTTGACTCCTTGAAATTTAATTAAATTTTGTCCCCACTGTTTTTTAATTGCTGCAGTAAGGTATCTTTTAACAAAACTATCATTATATACTTTTGAAAAATTTTCTGGATCCATTGCTCTATAACATTCAATCACCAAGAAATTATTTACTTCTTGTGCATTCCAGTCAATATCAAGATATAATCTATTTTGTCTTTGATTAAATCTAACTTGTTTATCGGTTGTCAAGAGAAAATCTATATCTTCCAAATATGATTTGGTCATTCTATATGTCAATAAATCAACAGAATTGAAGAAATATAAATCATTTAAAAACAACTGATACTTGATACTGAACATTCCGCCAGAAATAGAACTAGTATCAAACTTAAATATTTTTTCTATACCAATTACAGAATCTGGAACTTGAATAAAATTCGATGTCTCATAAAAGTTTGATGTAACTGTTCCAAAACCTGATATATTAGTTGATGTTCCTGTGGTAGTGACAATTCCAACACCAGTAGTAGTAATACCGGCAGATGAAGTTCCACCTCTTCCACGATCAATATCATCTTGACTAATTTGATATTTCAAATATGTTTTCTCTACACCATCAAAATGCCTTTCATTGAAAAATTGAATAGTATCGTCAAGTAAATCATCAACCTGTTCATCTGCAACATTAATTTCAAGAACAGGTGCTCCTAATTGTCTTAAACAATAATCTTTTAATTCTTGCTTAGTAGTTGGTTTTGCCATCAGAATGAACCTCCGTCAATAAGTCCTGCAGTGAGTGTTCCTGCAACAAATACATCATTAGAAAACGTTGCAATACCAACAAATGTTGATAGTCCAGCAACGTGTAAGTCTCTAGAAAGTGTCAAGTCTCCACCAGCAGTTAGTGTAGATGCGGCACCAGGAAAACCTGCCTCAAGACCACTTCTAGCAGTAATTAGTCCAATGGCATCAACATTGGTTACATCTTCATACGTAAGTGTTCCCGCAATGGAAACATTGTTTGCAAATGATGCATTACCTACAAATGTGGAAACACCAGATACATTTAGATGATTGAGTTGAGTCTGATCTTCTACATCTAAATTGGAATTAGCATCAATAGTAAGAAATGTGGCAATACCAGAAACATTTACGTCATCTAATTCAGTTTGACCATCTACATCTAAGTCACCTTTAGCATCAATAATTCCAATAAAAGTTGATACTCCAGCAATTCTGAGATTATTTTCAACATTAAGTTGACTTCCGTCAAAAGTTAAGTTAGCATCATCTTCAAGTTCACCACCTGTTCCGGCAATAACAATTCTATCGTTTGTTAAATCCTCTACTTTAAGTGTGTTTGCTTGTGCTCCGGAATTAATATCGAGAAGACCTGATGTGGTGGTGACACCTGATACATTCAAATCATCCAACTCAGTATGACCATCAACATCTAAATTTCCACTTAGAGTTGCATTTCTTGCTGTTATTTCATCTAATACTATATCATCTTCAATATAAAGATCTCCTCCGATATAGAGATCTCCTCCAGTGGTTGTAATTCCACCAGATGATGCTAAAGTTGTAATACCAACAGATTTAAATGAACCGTTTACATCCAAACCATTTAGGATGTCAACCGCAGCATTAATATCAAGGTTTGATGCAAAAGTAGAAACTCCAGCAACTGTAATACCTTCACCAATATTTACTTTCTTTGCTACTCCAATTCCACCATTAACAATTAAAGCACCATTTGCTGATGTTGTGGAATTTTGAGTGTTTGAAAATGTAACAATACCACTAATATTCAAGGATGACGAATCAATCGTATCCGTCATGTAGAATGATTCTGTTGTAAGATCCCATACAAGGATCATTCCATCTCTAGTTTTTAGAGTGGAGTCAACATCACTTAAATTGACCAATCTTGTTGGCGGTGCTGAAGCATTAGATAGTACACGGATTACGTTCTGAGAACCAATCCTGTCGTTGATATTAGGCATTACTTGGTTACCCCTGCTCTTACTAATGCTGCTCCCTCAACAGCTTTATACGATTTCCCTTGAACTATAAGTTTTACATCAAAAACATGCCTTCCGGGAGTTAAATTTGAAGTTTGTGAGGAGGTTAAAGAAATAGAAATAATACCTTGTTCTGGACTTGTAATAGACGATCCAAAAGCAATAGAAGAGTTTGCACCATAATGTTTTCTTATTTCTCCAGTAGCTCCATATCCAGTCAAATTCATGAGGGAATTTGTTCTAGTATCTTCTAATTGAAATGACGTGTCGAAGTCATATCCCTGCTCAATCACAATATTAGATACATAAACGGCCATTATTTTGTGATTCTAATATATCTCTAGCTATTTATAATCAGTTACTTATTCAAAATTTCATGAAGTAAAGATTTTATCTCATTAATATCTTTTTTCATTTCATCCAATTCTTTTTTACGTAAATCTTTTTGTGTAATAGAATTGACATATTGATTATATCCGGTGATATCACAGTTTACGATAGCACCGGTATTTTCATCTCTGTATAGATTGGAGTGTCCTTCTACTTTTATCATCTGAGAGCAATAATTCTAAGATCTGCAAATCTAGGTGCTTGTGATTGATTAGAACTAGACATTACGATTTTAATTCCATATCCAGTAAATAAATCCAAATTGTCAACCGTAAATTCATATTCTAAAAATTCACCATCCAAACTTTCTCTAACCTTTCTATCTGGTAATCCACTGTTTTTGGATGGATCAACAACTAAGAAACCTTCAGTTGTTTGTTTGAGATTATCATATCCTGGGAATAAGTCATATGATTGTTCAATTTCACTAGAATCTGCTTTTACTGTTGTATAGAGAAGTCTAAAGTCGGCATCTCCAGGTCTTTCTGCAGAAATAATAACTTTAAGTCCAGATGCTGGATTTTGAAGAGTTGTAATGTTTGAATAATATACTGACGAATGTGGATCATCAACAATAGAGTTGACACGATTATCATTAGGATAATCAGTGATTGGTTTATTTAATCTGTTGATATTAAGTATAGAACCTGCTTGATCTAAATTCAATATTGGAGAAAGTGCATTGTTTGGATCATTTGAAGTAAATGTAATGGCAGTTGTAAATGATTTATTTCTTGGTAAAGATGTCAAATATTCATTTTGATTTACTTCTGAAGCAACCATTCTTAAAGAAGATAATGAATTCATTGAATTTAATTGAACATCTTCATATCCATTATCATTAAATGAAACTTCTTGTCCATCTACACTGGTTGCGGTTGTCGTTCTAACCTTTGCTGTTGCAAAAGTAGTTGATCCTGGAGTAGTTATATCATATGATGGATTGATTGAATTAAATACCAAGTTTTCAGAAGCAGTAACAGAGTCTCCTCCAATTAATTTTTCATCATTAAAGGATAATTGTGGGTAATTTTTTGTTGGAGATATAGATCCATCGGAGGATCTATCTATTCCTTTAGTATTTGATCTATCAATTTTAACATAGTAACTATCAATGTCAATTGGAACATCATTAGAACTGGATGCATCTGGAGAAATTGCAGTGTTAATTCCACTAATTCTTCTTAAAGAAACTCCACCAAATTCATATTTTTCAACAACACTATTTACTGAGTGATTAATTGCAATTGTTCCATCAATACCTCTTCCATTTGAATTTATAGTCAATGTGTTTCCACTTGCATTATTATATGCAATAATTTCACCTCCAATTTTTACATATCCAAGATTAGTTCCATCGACAGTTTGTCCCTCAAAAGTTGTAAAATCTGCTGTAGAACCTACATTTATAGATGAAGTTTCTCCGACAGTAAGTTCCGAATTTAATACTGTTGCTGGAACATCTGATTTGATGTTATCAATAACTAATTTATTGGTTCTTGAATACATTCCATGATTGAAATGATCTACTTTAAAGTAATTCCCAGAATAAATTCCACCATCAGCAGTAGAAGATATAATTGTAGTTCCTGCAACAGAAACAATTGTGGTGGGATCACTATAATAACTAACTGCTGCCCCCACAGAAAATTCACGATTAGTACCACTACCACCAAATTCACCCTGAACATTAGTGAGATATAAAGTATCAACACCATGAACGGCAGCAATTGTTATCCTCGCATCTCTACCTGTTTCTGTTGATGTCGATGAAGTTACAATTCCAACTACATCTCCAACTTGATATCCTGAACCATAATCTGGATGGAATGCTGAATGTGCAACTCCAGTAATCACTCCATTTGAATTTGTAGTAATACGAAGTTTAAGTCCCTCACCTTTACCTGAATAATTAAATGTACTTACCACTACGTTAGATGCACTTGCTGGATAATTCTGTCCAGCTTCAGTCAATGTTGTAGCATCACTGACAGAACTTCCTTGTCCAACAATAATAGCTGAACCATCATTATTGAAACCTCCAGCAAGTTTTCTGCCAACACCTAAAGTTGTAATCATATGAGCTGCAGTATTTGGATCCACTGTATCAATACCAATTCTTCCTGTTTTTGGAAGAACTGTAATAGGATTATTAATTAATTTTGAAACATAATCATTACTCTGATCTAGAGGTGGATTATAGAAATAAGCAGTTCCAGAACTTTGTGTGAATTCTGCTTTATAAAGTTTAAATTTCAGATCTTGGTTCTGATCAGTTGACCAAATAGATCCATTTTGAGACTTGAATAGAGATCCAAGAGCAAACTGTTTAGTATAAATGACTTGATCAACATCAGGAAGTTGCTGTGTGTTAACAGTTTTATCTCCCATAACAGCCGTCCACACTTCATATTCATCACTTTGATCTGATATTAAAACTATTGCATACTCTCTACCAGGTGCCAAGAAAATTGGTTCTGGGAATCTAACATTTGTAGCAATTTCTCCAGTATTTGATGTTTGAATCAGTTGTGTTTCAACACCATTAACACTGCCTCTTGGTCTAAGAGTCACTGGTTTTCCAATAGTTGTAAGTGTTGGTGTTCCCAACTGAGTTTCTCTCACTTCTACTCTTATTGGTGCATTACCACTATCAATTCTGGCAAAAAATACATCTACAGATGTTAAAAATACTCCATTCACGTCGTCATCAGTATCAATATCAGATTTGACTTGAATATTTCCACCAACAGTAAATGTTTGTGCTAGAGGATCGGTATATTCAACATTAACAGATCTTGTCAGATTAAAGTTTGTAGTACTTGAAATATCTGTTCTTGTGGTTTCTCTTGTAACTGTTGCTTGGAATCTCAAAACAGTCCCATTTGCAGTATAGGATGTTTCTGCAAAAGAAATTTCATTGCTTCCAGGTAATCCTTTATCATTTGTGGAACTAGACGTTAATTTATAAGTTTTTGTTCCTGCACGCAATCTAACACTTGGTGTTGGATTTGCATGTGGAGGTCTGATAAAGAATGATCCATTAAGATCTCCAAAATTATCCGAAATTAATCTAATATTCTTTACAGAAGCAATAGCATTACTAGTTTGTCCAACTAATTGCATACCAGATTGAATATATCCAAAATATTCACCCTGTGCTCTCTTGCTAAGTGCATTAACATCAACATTGAGAACATTTGATGTGGAACTATAAACTGAACCTAAAATTTGAGATTTATTATATGGATTTTGATTATATGTTGAATCTGGACTTGAAATACTTCCTGATTTATGATCAGGTCTACATACTCTAAATCTAATCCTTTCAACACCTCCTATAGATCCAATTACAGTTTCTCCAACTGTAAATGCTGCAGATACATTTTCAATTTCTATAAGTTTTGGAATTACATCAACTTCACTTCTTCCATCTAAGAATTGATAATATCTTGTATTTGGTTTTAAGTTGGATGCATTAAATTCTACATTTCTAGATCTAATAAAGAACTGATCATTAGTGCCGACTACTTCATTACGAACACTGGTATCTACAGTATCAAAAGATCCTCTAGAAGTGCTTGAGGTACTGAAAGAGAAATTTCCTGCCTGCCTTGCAGCATTTCTTCTTAGTTCTCTTCCCTCTCCTCCACGAACGAAGACATTGGACCTAGTATTAGAACTTAGATTATTAGTCAAACTGACATTATTTCTTCTAGTTATTCCACGATCAACATTTCTATCTGCAAGTTGAACTGTTCTAGTCCAATTATCAACTGCAGGATTTAGTGTAACTGTGCCATTATAAACAACGATATTGAATGGATTTACATTTTCAATCTTAGTGGCAAATGGTTGTTCTAACCAATCAATCTGGTCATATGCAAGTGTTAATGAATTGCCAGTTTTTTCAACATTAGAATCTAAAAGAACTAGAGGAGTAGTTGAATACTTGTCCGAACTTAAATCTATATTTTCTGGGGTAAAATTATTTAAAGTAGCTACTAATGATTCTAACGAATTACTACTAATATCAGAATTAAGTGTTCTCGAATCTTGATCAACTAATGTTGTTGATTCAAAAGTATCAAACCTAGAATCATCAGAGAAGTCATCAACAAAGAATCCACTCTTAAATCTATCAGAACCTTCGGAGTCTTTTATCTGTAATGTTTGAGTATTGACTTCTAGTAAAGAGAGGGTCGTTACTCTTTCTAAATTTTCTACTCTATCTTCAATGATACCAATATCTCTCATCGTATATCTTCTATTATCGGTTAAGATAATATTTGCATCAGATGCATTATAAAGATATGCAGGATATTCTATAGTTCCAAGTTCTAAAAATTCACCTTTTTTAGTTGGTGGTTTTGGATTTTTAGAGGATACTCCTTTGTCTACAACAAAATTTCCAAGAATATCAAGATAAATTTTATCTATTCTAGGAAGATAGAAACTTTGACTAATTATAGAACCCTCTTCAGGTGCCATAAGTCTCGATGGAGATCCAGTTAATGCCGTTGTTCTCGTATTGAAATCAAATGGAGATCTATCAGTTGTTGTTGATGGATCAAAAACTGCTACTCTGGGTCTGAAATCTAAAGTATCTGTTGCTCTAATAGAACCACCGATATTTGGAATATCTTTTGAGAATCTTTCACTATCATAACTGTCTACTGTAAATACATCTCCAACATCATTTGCAGGAACAGTATAATGATCAAAAATCACTAATAAACGTCTTGAAGGTTCTTGAGTATTCTTATTTCTTACGATTCTAGAATAATCATAATACTGATTTTTTTGTCCTCTGTTTAATTTGAAAGACTGTGTTATATTGCTATAATCACCATATTCTATAGAGTCAATTTGAGCATTGAGTTGAGATTCTTCAAATTTTAGCACTTCCCCTACATCAAAAGTTTTGTCATTCAAATAAACAATTCCTAATTTATTTACATTATTCGTAGCTAAGGGTGATGTGGTGCTATTCGATACAATTCTTGCCACAGCTCCACTATTTGGTCCAATAATATTTTCGCCGATTATTGCATTTGATCCAACATTTGCTATGCCTGCAAATGTAAGAACATCGAGAGTTGGATCAGAACTATTCAATGACTCATAAACAGCAACTACTTTGGAGACATCTGGATAATTCAAAGATATTTCTTCATCTTGAACTCTTAATCCATAATATTCGTTATAAGTTAATCCATCATTTTTAGAAGTTGCCGTAGCAGTACCAGACTCTTTTAATTTAGATCTATTTACAAAAATAACCCTACTTCTATCATAATTTTTAGTTTTACTCTGAATTCCAGTCTTAAGAGCGGTTACATTAACAACATTATTAGATGAGTTTGTCAATCCCTTTATAGTTACTACACTTGAAGTCTGACTAAAAGCATCTGATGATAGAGGTGCGATTACACCACTACTGTCAGTCAAGGAAAATCTCTCTTGATCGAAATTGACCCAAGTAGAATTTGGCAGACTAGTAATACCACTAATATTAAGTGTTAATGTGTTATTTGAAATATTTTGACCCGCTAACTGTTCGATCACAAATAATTGTGAAGTGGAAAGATCAACTGCAGAAGCATTTTGCTCTGGTAATGGTGCAAATAATGTTCCAGATCCTTTTATAACGGGTGCACCTAAGAATCCATTAACTTGAATTTCTGATGTTGGCAAACCACCTTCAAAAACTCCAAGAACATTGCTGATGCCACTTGACCCGTCCGATATTCCGGAAATCTCAAATGACAATGCATCTGCTGCGACACTAGTTACTCTATTATAAGTTTCTGTAGATAAACCAGCTTGCTGATATCTAATTACAGTATCGGTATTAATTCCAACAAAAGTACGTCCAGGAGAAGTTACTGTGGAAATACCAGTTCCAGTATCTACTGCAGTTATTGTCAATTGAGATATAGAACCGGGAAAACTGAATAAATCTAAAATTGAATCTGCCTTAAATTCTGGTAAATTACCATCTATAGCTTGTTTTACAGATTTGATATTTTGTGTATTATACGCACGAACTTCCTTCACAGATCTTGAAGACTCTATGCCATTAATCAATAAAATTTCACCTTTAGCAAACGTTCCAGAAGTCTGCCTCAAGAAAATTTCATCGGATGCTCCATCTGCTATTGCAAAACCACTGGCTCCTGTGCTCTTTCCTTTAATAAGGAAAGACTCTTTTAAATCTGATGCTGTAACAGCACTATTTAAAGTTAGTAATGTATATGTTTGAATATCATATAATCTTAAGTCCCAACTAGTAGTTGCATCAATATATGGAGAATCTGTTAAATTAAATGAATATACTCTAGCTTCTCCAATTTGACCTCCCACGCCTCCTAATTGGGAATATAGTTGAATTGTTTTTCTTAAATGTGCTAATCCAGTTACATTATTAACTTTTAATATATTTCCCATTTCAAATGGGACTGTAACATTTTTAATATCCTCAGTATCTCTTGGTTTATCAATATCAATAGTAGTGGATGATATTTTTTCAATATCATACCCCTTAACATATGCCTTTCCTGGTGATATTTTTAATGCAGATAAATTATCTGAAGGAGTATTTCCTTCATCAGTTTTTTCATTGGAGAAATATACACCATCATTACCCAATCTATTATTTAAAGACTCTTCTAGATCTAGATCAAATGAATTTACCGTATAATTTCCAGACTCATCAAATGTTCTTCTTGCTAACTCATCACGAATCAAATTATAAGTAGTTTTTGTTATTATCTTTTTAACTTTTCCATTTTTCAACCTTAGTAACTCTACAAAATTAGTATCATTAGTATCTGTTAATGATCTTTTTGCAAGAGTTAATGTAATTTGTAATCTATCCGCACCAGGTGATGCATAATTTGAAAATCCCTTCGCATTATCGAATAAAGACTCATCGTCTTTTGCATTGATTAAGGATTCATTAATTTCTAATCCAACTCTATATGATGGAGTATTTGTATAAAAGTCTAAAAGAATTGTTTGATCTAAGACATTTACAAAATATCCTCTTATAAAGTAAACACCATTAGCAATTGATGCAGATGATCCTATTGCAGTTGCATCAGAATTAATTGCCGAAGCAAATGGAGTTCCAGAATTTATTGTAGTATTTCCATAAACAACATTTTTATTAGAAGTCAATAATTCTCCATCTTGGAATTGTGTAAATTGCGAATTATTATCAGACTCTAGATATTTTACATATAAAGTTATATACTCTACATCATCACTTTCTGTTGGCAAAACTACCTTTTGAACTCTAGCAGTAACTCCAGAAACCTGACCTGTTATCGTTTCTCCAACAAATCTGTCAATATATAACGATATATCAATTCCAAATTGTGTGGTATTTAATTTTACGGCGTAAAACTGCCCATCATATGAAGGATTTCCTGGAATAACAACAGATCCTTCTTTAAATATATGAGTTCCAAATTTTTCTACTTGATTTTGAAGAATCGACTGTAGAGTCGTCAGTTCTCTAGACTGAACTGGATATCCTGGTTTAAATAAAACTTTTAGAAAGTTTTTTGTAGAGTCAAAATCATCATAATATGGATTGACATTTAAATTTGTTTTTTGCGACATTTTTCTTTAGAATTCCAGAATAATTTTGATGTCTTCTTTTTGCCTAGAGTCTCTCGTTACAAGAGAACGATTATCAATGTAAATAATATCTCCCGTGTTTTTATTTATCTCAGGTTCAGCAACACCTCCAGAGAAAGTTACTCCCAAACTTACTTGTTTGGATCCAACTATTGTTGTAATTCCACTAAAAGCTATATCAACTGATCCAGTAATTGGAGATATATCATTTGTTGTTGAAGCAAAACTAACAACATTTGCTTTTGCTGTAACATCATTTCTATCAGTTTGATCAAGAGTATTTCCAAAATTCAAAGATCGGTCTTGATAATATTTTAAAACTCTTGTTTCTGCATCATAAGATGCAATATAACCTCTAGCAGTTCCGTTATCAGTAGATTGAGTTATTGCTGTACCAACAGTAGGTGATCCACTAAATGCGCTAGTTAACTTAATAGATCCTAATGAGGAGTATTGACTTCCGGTAAAAATTGTTCCTGCTAAACTGTATTTTTCTGGATTTTTGACAATTCCAACTTGAGCAAATTTTGTGTCAGTTGGAAAATCTTTAGTAGAATCATCAAATCTAGAATAAACTAAAACCTTATCAGCACCCAATTCTGAATATAAATCATAACCATGTCCTCTAGATGGAGGAATAATTGGAATTAATTTTGCTGGATTTGGAATATTTTGATTACTCTCATGTCCAAAATCAACAATACCAAAAGTATATCCACTACCACCAGAAACAACAGTTGCTTTTGTAATAGAACCAGACGTATCAACCTCTATGTTTACCTGTGCTCCTGTTCCATCACCCTTAATATCATAAGTTCCTGCTTTATAAATCCCACTCCCACCGTTTTCGATATATACAGTTTTTATCTGATTATTATTTACTATAGAATCTCCAGAATCTCTTACACTTTGAATTTGAAAATCAGTAGATGTTCCCCAATCATTTGGAAGAACAATATATTCTGTCGAATCAAACTTGACAATATCACTAGGAGATATTGTAAACAAATATTTCCAAATATATCCATCTCCACTAGTTCCTGCCGCGGATGGTTCTAAATCTGTAAAAGTTGGTTCATCTTGAGATGTATTTCCATTTACATTGGATGCTCCTCCAATATCACCATGAGATCCATTATAAAGACAAATATAAACTTTAAATTCACTATTTACAACATAGTAGTTAGTATCATAAAGTCTTGCACTTTGAGCATTTGGGGATAAATTAAAAATACTATAGTCATGACGATACATGTCATACTTGGTATTTGAAGTCCAGGAAACTTTTCTTACAATTCTTCTAACATTAGAACTGGTCAATTTTTTACCAAACAATGAAGTATTTCTATAATGACTCAAATATTGTTGATTATCAACAGGACTTGGGGGATTTGATGGAGTATCTCCCCATGAAGTGCTTCTACCAAATCCCACAGGACTAGATGTTGTTCCCGGATTTGATAATCCTAGAAAAACATAATATGAATTATTAGTGTCTAATATAGAATCTACAAAATTATTAGCATTCGCAATTCTAAATTGGTCTGTTACTATAGCAGCCATATTACATAGTTTTTAGATATTTATATCGTTTAGTTTAGTGTTTCTGGAAGTGCACCTGTATCTCTAAGTCCTTCGTTCCTTCTTTGAATTGTTGGGAAGGTAGATAATCCAACATCAACTGTTTTTCCAGAAACTCCAATGGCAATTGGAGAAGATGATCTAATAGAATTACCAGATAATCTACCCCAAGAGAATGTGCCAGTATTTCCATTAGCAGTTAGTCCAGTAACATCAGTTCCAGAATCAATATTGCAGGTAATAATTCCAACACTTCCGTTAGCAGATATTTGTCTAACATAATAAACATTATCTACAAATGTTGTTCCAATACCAACTACGGCAGCATTTGAATCATCTACTGATGTTACTCCACTTCCAATTGTGGTATTTTTAATAAGTATTGGGAATCCAACATCTAAAGTATTAGAACCACTATTGAATATATTTGGAGATACATCAAGTGTAAATTTAAGTGCTTTTGAATGGCCACTAGTAGGAGTGACTGCTTCAATTTCAGTCACATTTCCAGAGAAACCTCTTATAGTTTCAATCTTATTCAAATTCTCAAAATTGGTATTGGGAAGTGGTACAATAGTTTTTGGTTCTACTGTATAACCAAATCCAGGATTTGTTATTGTAGTTGCTGTAATTGCTCCGTTAGTAACAGTCGCTGTTGCAGTAGCAGTTGTTCCTACACCTACATTTTGTGGATCGTCGATTTGTAAAGGATTTTGGAATTTAATATTGACAGTAGATCCAACATATCCACTTCCAGAATTTCCTGGATCAATAGTAAGAGAAGAGACAGTTCCACCAGCACCGATTGTTGCAGTTATATTTGCCGGAGATGGATCTTCTTTACCATCAATAATTATACCTTCAAAGGTATAAGTTTTAGAAACATCATTTGATTCTTCATAACCAAAATTGCTTATATCATCAACAAAAATTTCTGTATCAGAAGTCCCAACATCTTTAATAATTTTTGCGGTTGGATAAATTTGAGCAATTATAGATTGTCTCTTTTTAGAAACAAATTCACCGTTAATTTGTCTATCAATTTTTTGTTTCGTCCAAGACATTGGTTTTAAATTTATCTCGTCAATTCCTTCATCAACATATAAACTAGTTTCAAATTTATCGGACGATGTTAAATCAAAGATTGTTCTCGAATCTTGCGTTTTTGTTTCAAGAATAGTATCATTTTTATAAATTCTAATAATGTCACCTTTTTCTAAAGTTGGAGGAACATTATTTACTTGAAGATCATCTTGTCCTCTTGTTCCTCTATAATAGAAAATATCAATTTTATCCTCTGGTTTGGGTGCAACACTAAACGAGAATGATGTTCCACCATCAAATACATAAGATTCTCCAGGTTCTTGAAGAATTCCATTTAAAAATATTATTAATAAATTTTGTAGATCAAAAGAAGAGTCTTCAGGTTGCTGGAAACTTAATAATGATCCATTATAAAATAGTGGAAATACTACTCTAAATCCATCTTGGAAGTTCTTAACAGAATCAATATAATCAAGTTCTCCAAATTGCCAAGAAGCAAAATTGTCATTAAATACTTCCAATACTGTCAGTTCAAATTCTGATAATGGAGATGTTAAACCTGCAGCAGTTACAAGTCCAACAGGTTTAAATACATCACCTTTTCTGAATGAATATCCACTTCTCGCAATATTAAAATTATTCACAGAATGATATGTTGATCCAATACCTGTAGTCGAACTTGCTCCAACATTAATATTGAGCAATAATCCAATTCCAGTATCTGTTGTTGGACCCAATCCAACTCTAGACACACCAGTAACTTCAAGATTTTCATATGAAGGTTCAGAAACAAATATTTGTGTTTGATTAGAATAATTGGATCCACCATTAGTTATATTGAATGTCAATGTTCCTCCTGTTCCTACAGGTGAAGCAGTTATTACTGCACCGGAACCATTTCCAGTTGGATCAACAATAGAAACACCGATTGATACTATAGAATTATATCCTGATCCAAAGGTTCCACCTGTTATTCCTGTAGTAAGACCTGTTATAGTTCCACTACCATTAATGATAGCAGTAACAGCAGCACCGACAAGTGGTGCATATCCTTGACCACCAGTAGATCCAAGAGAGATAATGACTCCACCTCTGGGAAGTTGATTTTGATTTACATCAGATTCTGATATCAAAAGACTAGTAGGATCTGAATTGTCTGTTCTAATTCCACTAAAAATAATAGAAGATGGTCCATCTACACGGGTAACGGTAAACACCACATCTGTGCTCGACCATGATGGACTAGTGACCGTAATTGTATCACCGACTTCATATCCAGTACCTCCATCATTAATAGTTGGAGTAGCACCAATTGGATAAGAAGGTCCTAAACCAATAGTAACATCAAATTCAATATCAGTAGTGGATCCTCCAGCATTAGCGGTTACAGTATGGGTGCCACTGGAGCTGTTAGATGTATATCCACTGGTATATTCTAAAGTTAACACTGGTGAAGGTGGATATCCAACTGAGGTTGGATCAATGATTGAAAAATTATTTAATGGATTATTTTCAGTTGTTGGTGTTTGGAAGATGCCATTAATAAATACAACTCCATTTCCACCAGTTGTTCCAATTCCAGTGGTATTTGATCCACCAACAGTTATTGCAAAAGTTCTGCCAATTCCAGTAAACTCATCAGAAAAGTCATCAAAAATTTCATTCGTAGTATAATCCTTTCTAAGGAATACTCTTCCAGTAAAATCTGAGGTTTCAAATTTTAAATTATTTTCAGTTCTAGTAATATTTGAATTTCCTCTGGGTGGATTTGTAAAGAAAATACTATCTCCAACAATATTGTAAGATCCTCTGTATATTCTTGTTGAAGTTGCATCAGTATGTGATGCTGCAGTTGATCCTACATGACCTCTTTCAACTTCAACTATTGTAGATGATCCTATACCGGTTATTGGTCCACTAGCAGTTGTTCCAAGACCAACATTAATAATCTTCATATATTCATCATCAATTTCTAGTATATCACCAGGTGATATTGTTGAAATTCCACTCAAGGCAAAAGTAGTATCCGTTGCAGAAATACCTCCATCATTTCCGGTCAATGTTTGAGAAATTTTAGTAAAAGCAATTGGATATTGAGCAATATTATCAATAGTAATTAACGTTTTTTCGTTTCTCTTTGCCATTGCAAATTCATGAGCATTTCCACTACCCAAACCGGTAAAAGTTACAGCAGTTCCGGCTTTAGTTGTTGATATTGAGAAATTGTTGTTATTGTCAACAACCGCAAACACTTGCGTAGGGAGAGTTGTAAATACAGCAAGTGCAGAACTCTTATAAGTCATTGGAGAAGCAGAAACTCCATCAAATGTCGATTTTGGAGTGTACACTAATTCTTCTCCATCACTGAAAAAGTGATTATTAATTGAGAACTTTCCAGTAGAGGCATTAAGAACTGCAGTATCTGCAGGATTGAATTTTTTAGCAAAAATTGGAGTTTTGTCTGAAGTTAACACAAAATTATCTTGATTAATGCGGTCTCCATTTATTGCCAGATAACGACCAGTATTGACAGTTTCAATCGATGTACCATATGAAAGATCTGGAGCCTGATTTAAAATATCCACATCAGAGTATAAGCATTCACTAAATGATTTTATTTCTAAATCACCACTAAAATTAGAATCTGGATAAAATTTTAGTAATACATTATTTCCATCATATTCTCCACCAAATGTTCCAATACCAATTGCAGTATCAAATGTTCCAATACCAGATGCTGAAAGGAATGCTGATTGCTGTATGTAAATGTCAGTTCCATCTTGAACCATCATTATCTGTTGAACTGATTTAGTAGTTCCAATTCCAACTTCAACTAAAGATTTGGAAGCATCAAATAAATTTTTATCCAAACTTAAGAATGAAGTAGATACTCCAGAAGTTGTTGTAGAAAAACCTGCTTCATAAATTGCAGATCTTTCATTACCTTCAGGTTGGTCTGGTAAAATATATCTAAAAGTTCCAACACCAACAGCAGTTGTTCCAAATCCAACAATTCTTGTTTTTGCAATTACATTTTCATTAGACTCATTCTTATAAGTCAAATTAACTACACCAGAGTCCATATAGGCATCAAAAGATCCTAATGAATTTAATGATCTAGAAAAATCTTCAGTATCGAAGTAGAATTCTGCAGTGAATATATCGTTTCCATTGTGTGTTAAATATACCTCAACAAAATTAGACTCTCTGGATAATTTTTTATATACTTGTGCATTTATATGCAATGATTCAAATTTATCAGTAGCAAAACCAATAACAATACTTGAAGTTCCTGCAGAAACTTCTTGACTACGAGATGTTAAATCAATAAATCCGATAGATGTTGTTCCAACACCAACTAATTGATTATCAAACTTTTTATCAATATATTTAATATCATACTCTGTATCATATGGATCTTTAGGAGTAAATCTAACATAAGTGTCTCCAAATTCATCATCTTCTAGTGAAAAATCTCCATACTGTTCTCCGTCAATTGTAGTTAATCCAGATCCTACATTAACTAATGATTGTTTTTCTAAAATACCAATATTTCCACTTATGAGATCCTTTGCATAAATTAAACTTGTTAATTGAACTTGATTTTTTCCACTAACATCAGATACTTTGAAAAGATAATTATTATAAGATGATGAGTTATCAATTTTAATTAAATCTTTAAATTCTGAAGGATCATCTGCAGAACTAGAGAATTGATCTTGAATATTATCAATTTTCAGAACGATATTTGATTTTGATTCATTATAATTTGTTAAATTTTTATTTTTTAATTTTACAAATTTAGACTTGTTATTGATAGGATCTAGATCAACATCTTTTACCAAATCAAAGATGTTAATAGTATCAACTCTGTTTTCCGAAATACAATCTTTAATTATTGTAGTTGTATCGGAAGTAGTTTTAATTCCAATTTTTTCATTTTCATCAGACATTACTACAGTGTCTGAGAAGTTTTTGATTCCTGTTGAGTGGACTAAACTGTTAACAGGTGTTCTAATATCTTTCCACTGTTGCTTGCTATTGATAGAATATGATAAATTTTGATAATAATCATTATCAGCAAGAACTTGATAATCTTCACTTAATTTTCCAGTTTCTTTTTCCCAACCTTCATCTTTTCTATTTGAAAACTTAGTTTCATAGAATCCATCATATTTTTCTATAGATCTTATAGTGGCAACATTTCCGGAAATTTTCCCTTCAATTCTTTCATTGGCAGAAAGATCATAAGAACCAAACACTTTTAAATTTCCAGATTTGTCACTTGCAATAACTTCCAAATCTATTTCTTGATCATTACTTAGTAATTTTTCCCCCAATTCAAAAATTGATGGTGCTAATGATATTGAAAATGTAGGGTAATTATTTTTAGATATAATGTTTCCAAAAGAATCTTGAACTGTTTTGGCAATTCCTGTATTTGTTCCCAATCCAGAAATACTAATAGTTACTTCATCGTCATTAATTGGTGGATTGAGAGTTTGATCTGTTTTATTTTTATAATTAGTTACCTCAAAGAATTTGTATCCATAATCACTAGAATTAAATCCATCACCATCTGTTCCGAATTTTTGAATACCCTCAATAAAAACTTGTTCCCCTACCTCAAAAGTATCTGTAGAAAATCCTATCGATGGTGTAGTTAAAATACATGTAAAAATACCAGTATTAGATGATTGAACTTGTTTGATACTAATCCCATTTGTATTATTAATGGTAAAAAGTTCTGCAGATTGATCAGATATACCTTTTGGAGAAGCATCAATTTTCAATTCCACAATTGAATTTCCTGCTAATGTTGGAATTATTGATCCATTATCTAACAACTCTCTAGTGTCATTATTGACAACTATTATTTGAGGTGCGGAGACATATCCAGATCCACCAGAAACTATTGTTGCAATTCCAATTGTATTGGAGTCCTTTAATACAATTTTTGGTGATATGAAAGCTTCTGGTTGTAAGGTTTTATCTGAAGAATATTCAAATCCTTCATTAATAATCCTAGTACTTTTAATTATTCCAATATCATTGGAATTTAAAGAAACTAATAAATTTTCTCCATTTGCTGAAGTTATACTTGAAATTGAAGGTAATTTCTTATATCCAGAACCTCCAGATAATAAATGTATTTTATTTGCAGGTCCAGATGCAGTTAACGAAGTAGTAGTATATTCCAAATTGTCGCATTCTGTAGATGCATATGACAATCTCTCAGGAGACTTCTGTAAAGAAATTTGAAATGTTGACACTCCTAAGTTAGAAATGGTATAATTTTGATTATATAAACTATCTACGAATAAAATTTCGGAATAATTATTTACATCCGTATCAGAAGAACTAATAAATCCTGATTTTTCTAAAGAGTAATAAAGTTTTCTTGGTAGTTCGGGACTATTTTTTATTGTAAACGTTGCATTAGAAGATCCTATTGTTCCAGAACTTTCTAGATTAAAGACATCTGTAGATCCGGTAGACACAAATTCATTATTAAAATCTTGATCATAATAAACTTTAAACTCGTATCCAGATAAAGAAGAGTCTGACAAATCAAATAGTAAATTATTATTTTTTACAGATTCTATTCTAGGATTAATTTTAGAAATATTTTGAGATGATCCTCCGGTGGATGCAAAACTTACAACTATTGGCGGATTACTTGTAGAATTAATTAATGTCTCACTTAACTTAATAATATCTGAATTAACTTTATAAACATAATATGAACCTGTTTGTAGACCAGAAATAGTTTCAGAAGTTCCAGGTTCTGCATAATAATGTACTTTATCTCCAGTATTTAAATTATGAGAAGTAATTGAAATTTGATCTGTGGACGAATTTACTGCTGAAGAACTAAATCCTATAGGATCAATTTCAAGATTTCCTGTTAGAGAATTTCTACTTACTTTTACACTAGTAGAAGTTCCAATACCAACAGAGAGATTTGGTTTTACGTTTAATGAAATTTGATCTCCGGCAGTTAATCCATGTGCCGTTGATATAGAGATAGTAGATATAATTTTTTCAACTTTTGCAGTCTGCTGGTCAAAATTACTTTCAAGATAATATTCATCGTTATCATCACCATTAGTTACGAAGTAAATTTCATCAGATGTTATAATAGTTTTTATTCCTATGGTATTTGGTGACTTATTTACAGCAAAAACAGTTGCTGGTAAATCATATGTTTGCCCAGATGGTGTGTCTGAGATAAGAATATTTCCATTTCCATTTGTCTCAAATGTAAGTTGTTGATTAGTCTGGAAAGGATGATTCAAAAGACTAATCCTTTGCATAGGTATAGATTCCTCAATTAATTCATTTCCAAAACTAAATGACGTTGAATACCCAACTCCTGCTGTTGTACCAAGTCCAACGGACTCTTTTGGATTGAAATAAATTCTATCGTTAGATTTTGAATCAAAATAATCAAGTTTTTTATCTATTGTAAATGTTCTTGATTTGAAAGATACTGATGTCCCGGCATTATGTGCAATTCCAGAATCACCTCTCTTAACTCTCAAAACATTCTTATTTTGATATACATTTAATATTTCTAAAGTTTCTGTTCCAATACCAATACTGCTGCCAACTGAAACTCCGGGTGGTATTTGTGTTACATAAATTTCAGTTGTTCCTGCACCAGAGGATGATACAATTTCTGTTGTCAATCCAGAATTTGGAATAGTTGGAACATTAATTTTAAAATAATTATTTAATTCAACCAGTTGAGAACTGCTAATTCCGGTAAATCCAGATATTGTAATATAATCATTATCGGATAATGTATGGAAAGGTGATATGGTTGCTGTTATTTTTCCATCATTTCTCCAAGTAAATAAAACATTATCATAAACTTCATTGGAAGTATTAATATTATTAATAGTTTTACCTTTTATTGAAGATACTCTGGCAGAAATTCCTCCACCATTTGTATTGGTATTATCAAAAAGTAGTGCATCATTTACTTTATAATTATCTCCAGAATTGACAATTTCTACAGAAGAAATAGATCCTTCCTGAACAGATTCAACGGAAATTTTCTGCCTTTTAATTTCATTACTTTCAATAATAAAATCATTATCAGCATTTAACTCAGAGACTTTATATGGTAAAGTGTTTCTGGAAAGAGATGAATTATTGAAATCAAATTCTTGATTTAAAGTTTTATTTTGTTTAATTGTATTTGATCTAAAAGAATTTCCAATGAAATATGGAAACTCTGGATTTCCATTGATATCAATTGTAGCGTGGTATGCATATACTCCATTTGGAAAATCTATTGTTTTTGCAAATCTTCCGTTATTTCTATCAAGATCTCCATTTTGATTATCATATTTGTAATCTTCAACAAAAAATCCGAGAGGAAACTCTGTTACTGATGGTCTATCTGAAATGTTAGACGCACTCTTTGTGTATCCTGTTGTCATAGTTTTGATTCCAGGATTAGTGCCTGTAGGATCTACAGTTGCATAGGGACCATAAATTGGATTTCCATCATATGCCCATCCAATAATTCCAGACAAATCACTTCCATCATCATTGAAAGATGATCTCAATACATCAAAATATCCTGATACTGAATATGAAAGTTCACCATCTTCATCACTTAATATTTCATTTTGCTGTGTAGGTAATTTTTCAACTTGATTTACTGTAAGTGATCTTATAGATGCGTTTAAAATTGCACCAGTTCCAGATGGGATAATTTCAATACTACTTGAAGTAGAATATCCAATTCCAGCATTGAGAATCTTTACATCACTAATTTTTTCATTAGTAATTACAGCTCTTAGTTTGGCACCAGTGCCAGATCCTGTTGGATCAGAAACGATTAATTCTGGAACTGAAAAATATTCAAATCCTCCGAATTGAAGATTGACTTCATTTATAGATCCATTTACTATAACTGGTTCTAAACTAGCACTTCTTCCATTTTTAAAAGTAAATGATGGTTTTTTCTCAACATTTAAAATATCTGATCCATACTTTGTTCCTTCTTCATAAAGATAAATTTGCTCAAGAGATCCCTTAATGATTGGTGTAGCAACTATAGATTGAGATTGTGTTGTTGTTCCAAGTCCAACAGATGTAAATTCAACGGATACTTGTATATCAGGATACTTAAATTGATGCAAATCTGTTCCTACAGATGTCAATTTTACAAATTTATCTTGCTCATAATTTGAAGAAATTGTTCCTCCAATACCAGCATCAGATAACCTAAAAGAATTATCATCATTTTTTAAGATATAATATTGATTAGTTGTTGTTAGACCAGATATAGGTGTTCCTGTTGAAGAATATTCAATTATTTCACCATCAGAAAATCCATGATTAATAAAATTAATTGTTCCATTAGATGTAGAAATTCCAGAAGGTTTTACTAAAAGTTTTCTGTTTGTGAATTTTCCACCATCTAAAACTTTTATTTCGGAGATTGTATTCTTTACATTTAAAGTTGCAAATTTCTGTATTCCGTTTAAAGATGAAGACTCAAAAGAAATTGTATTAATTCCAGATTGAAGATCTTCAAACGTATTGAATAATTTAATAGTAGTATTATTATCTACTTTTGCAAAATAGTTAGAATTGTCGATTAATGTGGATACTCCCAATCCAATAGTAATACTACTATTTCCATTATTTTTATAAGTAATTTCTTCTCCATTAACAAAATTATGATCTGTTAAAAAGGTAATCTGTGGATCGGTACTAGTTGTGTTTATACCTCCACCATCAGTCGTTCTTCTTGCATCAAATGATACTTCCCTCCTTCTGGTATTAATTACAGGTTCAAATAATCCTCCAGATACATTTCCTCCAGTAACATTAATTGATAAAACTTCCTCAATATCAAAATTCTGATTATCAATAAAAATATCTTCAATAGTTCCAGTTACAACTGGTTGAACTAGTGCAGTTGTTCCAAGTCCCGCAGAAACTTCGATAGATGGAGGACTTATAACATCAAATCCCGACCCAGCATTTAAAATATCAACTTTTTCAAGAGGTCCGAAGTAAATTTTATCAAATGTTTTATAATTTGATATTTCGACACCATTAATCAACATTCCAATTTTTCCAGGATCTGTTATTTCATCAGTTCCATTTTTGATATTTGGATTTAATGCAAATTTCTTTAAAACTTTTTGTGGATTTATTGTTTCAGATTTTTGAGAAGATGAAATAAAAGTATGAGTTTCTAAAGTGGAAGTTGAAGATGCAAATTGAACACTGTTAGAATCTGAATCTAAAAATGATGCAGATGTAAAAAGTTTTATTTTTTTGGGGTTAGTGGATGAAACTTTTACATAGTATGATCCATTTAATAATCCCGTGAGAGGTGTGTTAGATGCCCTATATTCAATCTTTTCCCCATTTATGAAGGGAACATCAGTATCAAATAAGATAGAGGTATATAAACCTGTTGTGGTGTCTTGATCCTCAAGGCTTCCACCATTTGATGAAATTGATATTGAATTCAGTTTTTTGGTAATTTGATATGTATAAGAATTGTTAGATAATCCATTTCCCCAAGAAGGAATTGAATTTGATGCAACATACGCAAAATTGTCAGTATCAAAATAAACATTTTGAACATCGGAAATAATAGAATCATTTCCATATTTTAAATTGACAGTAGAACTATTTGTCTTATGAATTTTTCTTCTTAACTTATAATTTCCATTAACATTTGGAATAAAAGAATTCAAATTCCCTATTGATATTGATTTTGATCCATAGTCAATATCAGAATTAATAAAAGGTAGATCTGAAGTAGAAGTTGGGTAGATAACAGTATTATTGGAAATGTCAACAAATTCTACAAGATCTCCCTTTTTAAATTGAGATCTATCAAGAGTCGTATCAAAAGTGACTCCCGTGGAGTTAGTCAATTGACCATTAATGTTTGTCGCCCCAATAAATGATGAAATATTGACTGAAGAACTAGTATTGTAAATCCAAGAATTTGCGAAAATTTCTTTATATGTTTTATTTTGTTCCGGATTTTTAACTAAGCTACCAACATTTTTAACTGTTATAATCTGACCTTCATCAACAGAAACAGATTTTGATCTTTGCACAAAGTTTGATAAAACTCCTGTCAATCTTAAAACAACCTTATTTTCTACGTTACCATTTTCATATGAAAAATAAGTATCATTAGAAAAAATATTATCAGTAACGGAAATAGTTGAATCAATTCCAGAGCACCCTAAAAATTGATTTACACTTTTTTCGGTATAAGTAATAATATTATTTCCAGAATATATTGTTCCAGTTTGCCCAAATCCAATAGTAGAGTCTACCGATATTACAGATGAACCTACACTTACATTTTCGAGAACTTTTGAACTTGGAGTAATGGTAAAATTGCCCTTAACATTACTATTTTCAGCATATCCAACAAATAATCCCAATTTAAAATATTGTTTTTGATTTCTTGTAAATGCCTCAACAGAAGATATTGAAGCATTTGTTGCTTCATCAGTAGTCTTAATCAATGTTTGTCCAACTATTTTTGTTGGATCTCCACTTATTACTTCAGCTACACATACTTCTCTTCTAATAAATTCGGCATCTGAAGGTTTGATTAAGTAATCTTCAAGATTAATTAATCTAGGAGTTTCTCCATACAGTACATTGAACAAGATTCTAAATGAGTCATCTGTTCCTTTTGATTCATAAAAAGATCTAGATTCTTTTATAAAGTTTCCGACATTTATTTTTGAATCAAAAACTCGATCTTCAAATCCTGGAGTATATGTAAATTTAATTTTTTTATAAAATTCACTTAAGAATAAAGAACTCAAATTTTGAACATTTGATTCCGATTTATGAGAAGATGCTGTTGTTGTAGAAAATACTAGTTCTTCTTCATTTAAATCTTGATGATAACTAGTAATACCACTAAATCCGCGAACGCATCCAATAAAAGTATTTGCAGTAAGTCCAGTATATGTAATGACTTCATTATCAATTTTTAATAGTCCATATTGATTTGGAAATCCCTTTGTGCTAGAAACTGAGATAGTATCACTAGTTGCAGTAATATCTCCGGATAAAGTTGTTGATCCCACAATAACTTCTGGTGTGAGATTGTCCAACTTCAGATATTGATCTAGATTTTCTGCAACGTCAACTGGACCTCCCTGATATTCTTGAGAGATATAATATTGCTTCAGAAAATCTAATGTCTTAGGACTTTCGTCCAAGACATACTCTGGCAATTGATTTGAAATTATATCCTGAATCTTGACTCTAGATTCAATTCCAGTTTGTATCATATTACTCTCTGATTAAACTTCCGTTAGAATAACTTGATGTGTAGAAATCTCTACTAAAGACAGTGCCAGATATTTCATCTCCGGATGAAATAACATCTTTAATCATATTTATTTCAGTTTTAGAAAGATCAAAATTCAAATAAAGATCCCTTAGTCCAACCACGTCATTAGATTCTGGGAAAGTTTGTATTTCTATAACATTATTTGGTTTGACAGTTGATACTATATTTACAGTTCCAAGATTTATTTCACCTTTTACATAATCGACTGTTCCGGCAGATTTGGCAATAACCCTTACAGATCCATCTGGTAAGTTTTTGACAATAGATACAATTCCTGTTTTTTTGTCTGCATTTGGAATATCAGTCAAATAAACAATATCACTCTCTCCATCAACTCTAAATCCTGTAGATTTTATATTCTTACCTTCTTCTGATACATGAAATTGATTTCCAAAACATAATTCATATTGTGCAAATTGATTTAGTAATGCAAACAGATTTCTTCTTATCTTCACTCTTGTAATATTTGATGTAATTGACGTATCAGTACTATCAATTGTTCTGAGAACTTTACTATATCTAAATCTACCACCAAATTTATTCAGATCTGTAGATTTTGAATAAGTTGTAAGAGAATTTAATATCTTTGTTTTTAAATTATCCGGTGTTGTTACCATAGAATCATTATAATAAACAAATGAATCTAATTCGATATATAATAGTTTTAAATCTACAATTTTTTGATTAATTCCAGAAATTGAATATTGTTTTAACTGCGATAAAATTCTTGTTTTATTAAAATCAGACACCAAGAAATTATTTTTTGGTTTAATTGAAATTTGCACAGTTCCAAATTCTGGAGGATCCAATTCTTCTCCACCAACAACAGATACAGATTCTGTATCGGGATATATTGTTTTTATAATAGATTCATAATCTCTTCCAGTAACTGCTCTATTCTGTGCCGAATATATTCTTGGAGCAAAATATTTAATAGAATCTACAGATTCTATATCTCCACCATTACTAGATTTTTGTGTTGTTGTAATTGAAAATGGTTCTGGAATAATAGTGTTTCCGTTACTGTCAACTACTTTTCCGGAGAATGAAAATCTTGTAGCATCATTCCCCTCTTTTCCATCTGTAACAAGATAGTCTACTGTAACAATTTCACCACTTTCTAATTTTCTTCCTATTAATCCATCACCAAATAACAATTCATATTTTTCATCTTGTATTTCTTGAAGTAAAAATACATAGGATGATCCAGTAACATTTGTAATATTGTCAATTAACTTATATTCTAAACCTAATCCAGAATCACCTTCTTTCTTTACATACACTCTTATGGTAGATGTGTCTATGAAAGAATTATTGAGTATAAATTTTTGATCCAATGAAGAATCTACTACAAATTGTTTGGTAAGGAATGTTCCTTGTAATATCTCAACATTATCAAAAGTAGAGGTTCTCCTGTTTACAGGTGTTCCATCAATATTATAATCAGTTACACTTGTGGATCTTTGTATATCCTCTAATATTGAAAATGTGTAAGAACTATCACTAGAACTTCCCACACATACCAATCCTTTTTTTAATACAAAAGTGGGAGATTCAGTTTGATTAACCTCTACTGTAAAACTCACAGATGCCTTTGCAGCAGTCCTAGAGCGGGGAACATACCCAATGTTCCTTGCAAGGGATACAACGTTCTCACGGAGGGTTGCAGAGTCCAAGAAGGACTCATTTACAACCATGTTTGAATTAAATGCAGTTATATACGTGTTATATGCAAGAGTATCAATTAACACTGAAAAGTTGGAACCTTCAAAATCAAATCCAGAAAAATCAGAATTTGCGCGAAGATAACTTTTAATTGACTCTTTTATCTGATCGAAATCAAGATCTGTAAATTTTGTAAAAGGCATATTACCTGGTTGCCTCTAATAGGAATGAATATTCTTGTGTTGGAAACTCTTGTCCAATTATGTCAAAAACAACAGAGACTTCAAATTGATTAATGTCTGGATATGGTCTGACTGACACTTCCAAATTATCAACTCTTGGTTCGAAATTTTGTATGGAAATTATAATTTGATCTTGAATTACTGATGCAGTACCAAAATCAACAAATTCAAATAAACTTCCCCTTATATCAGTTCCGAACAATGAGTTAAAAAACTTTTCGGTAGGTATCGTTTGAACAATATTTCTCACAGCCCTACGAATTGCTGCCTCATTTTTGAGAACAGGTAGGTCTTTTGTAATGGGATGTGGATTAAAGGACAAACTAATGTCCTTAAATGCTCTAGATATCCTCCGAATTGCCATTTTGACTAGAGTTTTCTGACTTTATTTATACCCTATTCCTTAAGATGTTTCTTTTCACCCTCTAAATCATCATGCATTATCTCTTGAAGTACTTTTTCTCCCTTCTTTTGGTTATCTTGATGCATTTTATCTAGTGTTGAACCATAATCTGTAGTCAAACTTGTTGTTCCCCATACTTCTCTCATATAATTTTTGTCTCTATCAACCGGTGAATTTCCCATTTTGTCTCCATTATTTACATTTATTATTTATTTCTTGTTTTATAATATTATAATCTTCTTCAAGAACTTCTTTTAGATAATTTTCATCATAATTATCATAATAATTTGTTTTTGCAAGTTTTTTTCTTGCTTCTAAAAGGTCTTTTCTTGGTTGAGCAAGAACTAAATTATATTTTCCGTTATTTGACTGGACACTATTAATAAAAGTGCCTTCATTTTTGGCATCAGAAAGAAATTTATAGTCCAAATATTGTAAATTGTAGTTATCCACTGCATTATAGAGAAAATCACTATCATGATGATCTTCTACAATGTAAATTACAACATCATAATCGGGAATTGGAACAATTTTATCCAAATTCCTCTCTAAAATTAGAAAATTAGCAGTAGAGGCAAAGGGACATAGTGAAAAATTCCCTAATTCTGGTCTAATTTTAGATAAATTGCGGATCCATTTCCGAACATGCTTAATTTTCTTGTCTCTCATCGGGTGTTGTCCAGAAATAATCATCACAATCACCCAATCTACCCCAATTAACATCATTTTCAGTTTGAAAGATGCGAGTTGACACCTTAAAGTCAGGTGTTTTGACCGGATCAGGGGTCATAGAGGTATCATAGATGCGACATCTATTGTTTGGATATAAACAAAACTGTCCATTTCTTAATTCAATTAAATTAAATGACTTATGTTCATCGGGCAATTCACTTGTCGATGCATCAATCTGGTCAAAATCCCCATGATAGTTGTCTAATGTACATATATAATTTCCTTTGATATTACCGAAGTGCCTTGTTCTTACTTCCCATTCCATTGGAGCAACAAATTGCTTTAAGATTACAGTGAAATCATAATCCATACAATTCCAAAACTGAAGATTGACTAGATCCATATCAGGATCCGGTTTCTTTGGTTTTGATACAAATGCGGATATAGGCAGTTTATCAAACATAGCACCATATTCGGGTAGATAAGTTTCAAAGTAGAAGGCACGACCCTGAATAGACTTAGCAGATACCCATATACCTTCAACAAATTCTCCGTGACCATCCTTAAAATCACGAAGATATTCTTTTCTAACCCATACCTTTTTAGTTGGTAGGTTTGCAATTAATTTTGCCATTCTTTAAAAAATTCTGATACTTCATAACCATCTAATTCTGATTTGTAATCAGAATCTTCTCCCAGATAAAAATATTCATATCCAAGTTTCTTATATATTGCACATTCATTCTTAATAGATTTCTTACCAATATACAGTTTGGGGTTCTCATAATCCCAGGCAAACTGATCGGCATAGACGGAGTTAAGACTATCAAAACGATAAACTAAAGAAAATGCTACAAGTTTATCAGCATCATAATATCCGACAATATCACAATTCTTTTGTTCGAATTCTTCTCTAAAGATTGGTATCACACTATCAAAGTCTTTGTATTCACAATACTTGCGGTAAATCTCAAAACACTCATCATAAAAAGAACTATCAAGAAGTTTGTAATTAGAAACCTCCTGATAGTTTGTGTCTTTTAGTCTAATGCGACAATACATATACAAATATTGACTACACGTATATATTAACGTCCTTGTCCACGATATACTTTTTTCTTTCCATTACGAGAAGTTGCTGCGTACTTCGTGTGCTTACCCGAGCCCTGCCGAGTTTTCTTCGGATTTCCGGGCATAAATCCGTCTTTGTAAATACCAGTCTTTGAACGTACTGCCATGATGCTCCTTAAATTTCAATGATTTTTGTTTCTAGATCTTGTGATCTTGGAAAACCTTTCTGATAGAAGTCCATCGAAAGGTCCTCCATGGTATCAAAGTATTCGTCCTGCGTCAAGTTTTCATACAGAACTTCTCCTTTGTGGAGAATTGTATACCTTGTCTGACTCATCAGATAACTCTTGTCTTCTCGTGACCGACTCTAATACGAGGATCGCACCAGATTTCAAAACCTGCTTCGATAGCATCGAGACAAAATGATACATCTTCTCCACACATATCCTGAACCTCTCCAGATTCAAAGACCTGCATCTTTGGTGCAAACCATGGATACTTCATATCAGAGTGCTCAAAGACTCCATACTTAATCAGTAACCATCCGAAACCTGCATAATCTACGGTAAATGGTTTGCGACGCTTTGAGATACTCTCTCCGGTCTCATGATTCATCACACCACCATTATTACGGAAGTCATCTTCTTCCATCCAGTGTGCAACACTTGTTGTTTTGCCGTCTTCCGTCATGTACCATCCACTGGCAATGTCTTGATCCATCAGAACTAATTGCCAGAACTTTTCGGTATTAAAAACAATATCACTATCAATCCATAATTGATAATCATAATGCAACTTGCCGTCCCATGGAATCTGATCCGGTCCTCGCAGCACATTCGCACCAAGGCACTTGCATCTTGCAAAGTTCACCATTGATGAATAATCTTGCGAGATTTGAATGCTTGCTCCTGCCTGCACCAAATCAAAACAAAGTTGCACAAAATTTTTGAGGTATGTATAAGAAACTCCTCTACCAGGCAAACAAAAGACAATGGTCTTGCCTTTCACCAGTTCTTTTGCCTTTTCATAGTCCCATTCTTGAGTGTTCTCGGTCGGTTTGGGTGTCTTTGCTTTAACAGTAAATCCTTTAGCCATAACTGTAAGTAACTACATCAATATCATAACACTCTATCTATGCTCCGTCAAGGTCTCTGATTATAATACAATCATTCTCTACCTCGATGTTTACCTCTGTTCCCTCATACCACCCTTTCTCATCACAGATCCACTCAGGAATCGTCAACAAGTGCTCACCGGTTACTGGGTCGATCTCTATGGTCGTAAAATTTTCTGCGGGATTTTTTTGCATATCTTTGAATCCTGTGCCTTGTTTTTATATATGAAAAATTTTTTTTATTAGAGAGAAATAGCGAAGTCGATCTGGGTCGTTTATAGCTTAAAGGGACCCGTCGATTTTATATACGGGGGGGCACGGCGGCACGGACGCAAGGGGGGCACCGACCCCCCCACTGCTGATTCACGAACGAATGCTGTCAGACGGCAGGAGGATCAAATCGACCGGGGCACTTGCTATCCAGAATTTGCCAGTATCCAACGTGTGCCCCTAGCATCCCTTCGGAAGGGTAGGCAGTATCCAGACGGATGATGCGGCGAACGGTCAATTCAACGGCATCATCGCTATGGGTGCTGAAGACCCGTCGAAATTCTTTCAGGATGGTGGCACGGTCGTCGCAGGCATCAGCAGGACGGACGTGCTGAAGATACAGATCAGTGATCAGGTCCAACTCTGCAGAGGTCCAGGTCAGACCACCGGCATTGGTGCGGGACTTCACGAAAATGCTGTTGTCGCGACGATTGAAAATTTTATAAATTTTTGAGGTGGTCTTGTATGTCTCCCCCTTCCTGATGCTATAGGTGCGACGGGTCACGGGGTCCAACAGTGAACGGGTCTGAGTTGCGGTGACGGATGCCATGGGTGAGGTCGTTTGTTCTTTCATATCATACAGGATCAGGGGGACTTATGGACCCCCTTAACGATAAGGGTCCCTGATCAGTCCCATAAGATTATTTTTATACATTTTGGAACTTAGAGTTATTGAAGTTAGCATAACTGAATCTCTCACGATTGACCAGTTTGATTGTACCCAACTCATTAGAGTAGACATATCCTTCTGCACTGATTTCATCCTGTCCAATGAACGCACGGGGTCCATTATTCCGGCAAAGGAATAGTGCATCATCTTTGATAGACTTAACTAATGCCCAGAATCCTAGGAGCATAGGATCACAATCGAACTCAGAGTTAACAACAGGACGACCCTCACGAATGCAGGCATTAAGTTGCTTTTTAATTTCCTTTGCTTTCTTATCACTTAGGAACGTCACAGTTTGTGCCATCTGCTTTGCAAACTGAATAGGTTCAGAAACGTCAGCAAATGACCCGGCACAGGTGTCATAATTACCGGTGAAGATTCTTGCCGTTGGTTTCACGAACTTACAGTAAACTGTGTCGGTGATTGTGAACTTCATAGGGTGTGCGATTGCATCCCTTAAATCTTTCTCTGCTGTGTAGTAAGTATGTGGAGCAACGATGATTTCTGCGTCTACGATACCATCGAACTGATAGGTGATTGTGTTCGGTGTGTATTCATCAGACCCACCGAGTCCGATAAAGTCTCCCTGAAAAATGCCTTCGGTTTGTGGTAGATAGTCGAAGCACTTGTGAAGGATAGTAGCAACCTCACCAGTGTGGTTAGCATCAATGTCCTGATGAGATTCGTTGATCTTAATCTTTACTTTGTTAAAAACGGACTTAGTACCCACGAAGAAATTACCAGTCGCAGGATTTATTCCCCATACGATTGCGGGTGCTCCGTCAATCTTCACCGACAGATTTCCCTCTGTTAGTAGACAATCGAGAACACTAAGATCACCGGTCAAAATGGTGTCTTCTACGTGCTCAAGGTGAAGATTTTTGGTCATGAAGTTTGTGTTAATAAAGGACGAAAAAAAGAGACCGGGTATCAACCCAGTCTCATGGAAGAGAAGAACGGAACGGTGGCAAAATCGTTGCCAGTCCAGAGACGAACGAACCAATCGAAGTTAGATTGAAACACACTTTCACCGGAGTATCCGTGCTCTGAGAGAATAGCATTGAGACGGGATTTGGTGGTCTTCGATTGACGACCACCATCAAAGAGACGAATGAAAGTGTTACCTACCTCAGCAATCTTGTTACCGTGGAGAAACACTTCAGACACTCCAGAATCGAAATCGAAAGTAACAGCAGTGTTAGCAGATTGCCAGTTCTGTTGATTAGAAATGGCATCGTTCATTTGCTGTTCAATCTTACGCATGAGAGAGAAGAGAAAGGACTGGGGTTGTGGTGGGGTGGTCTCCCCTCCACTTCTATACAATACACGATTTTGGGGGTCGTGCCAAAAATGTGTGCCACCTATCCGACTGTCACATCCGGTCTATGCTGCGTTGGATTGTTTCGTTACGTTCTTTCATGATGCTCATCATATCAGAATCAAGCAAGTCGATGAGAAGATTCGCACCTAGCAGGATGACAATGGCAGAGAGGCAAATTCGCATGAGTTTGTGTTACTTAAGGACAGAGAGGTTAGTGTTAGTTACCGAAGAACTCATCGTGACAATCAGCAACGAAATCAATCAGTTCATCTGTTGCATCAAGTGCGAATCGATCACATACCCAATCAACGCAATCATTCAGGGAAGGCATCATCTCCAACATGTATTGTGAGAGGTCTGATGCAATCATTTCCTTTAGCATTCTCATATCTTCCTGCAGAGCATAGGTGCAAGGGTCGGTGTAGGTCTGCATTTCGTTGTTTTTGATCATGTGTCTACAATACACGGTTTTGAGGTCTGTGCCTATTTTGTGTGCCACCTATCCGACCGTCCACCGGCGGCTGATCAGTTTGTGTTACTTTCCTCCAACATATCTGGGTAGAATTCTTCTACTTCCGTAATCAATTCTTTCACGGAATACTTATCATAATTCTCATTCAAATAATCGTATGCTAATTGACACAATCCATCGATGTCCATACCATCAATAATGCGATTGATCATGTCCTCTTGAAGTTTGTCACGGTCGATGATGTTATCAGTCATGGAGTTTGTGTGATTGAAGGTTGACACGAAAGACATTACTTTAGAACGTGCTGATAGTCAATAGAAAGGATGCAATGTGCTGCATCGTTTGTGATCTCTTCGATCAGATCATCTACATTATCTGCCTCCCAAATTTCACCAACATAATTCTCAGCAAGTTCCTCACTCGTTAATGGTTCAAGTGAAGGATCGTAAATGCTGTCATCAACATCAAACTCAATTTTTGTGATTTGAAATTGCATTGTTCTCAATAGTCGGTGTTACCTTTGATGTAAGATTCTACGTCAAATTTCTCTTCTTTCTCCCATTCTTCTTTGTATTCAATCACATCGAAGATCTCACCGGGAGCATCAGCAATCTCAGACCAGAGTTCATCAAACATTTGAAAAAAGTGTTAGTTAGTGTGAATTGAGTTAGTGTTACTTTGTTCAGAGATCTTTCATCCATTCACAGATAGCGAGACCATCAACTTTAACATCATCCCAACGTGCACCATCAGGAGTTTCTTTACTACCACACTCCCAAAGAATGTTCACAAGTTCCTGATAGTTTGCACATTCCCTTGCTTGGTGATACAAACTCTCATCATTTCCAATCCAGAGAGCAACATTCCAGGTCTCCCAATTTGCCCAACCGTTGTAACCTTGCATTGGTGAATTTCTCAACTGTGAATACAATACACGAAATTGGTGCCAGTGGGGAGATTAGTGTGCACCTCTCCAACTGGCACATATTCTTGTTACTTAGCAGGGAAATTCTTGCAAACGGCATCACATAGGACACGAATTAAATCTTCCATGTCATCCTCACTAATATTGTTATTACATGCAAACTCTTCAACGATTCCATCGATATCCCACATCAATTGTTCCCGTTGTGTTAACATTTCCAGTTGTGGAGTTGTGTTCATTTAGGAAAGCAAATTTCTCAACTGTGAATACAATACACGAATTCTTGCCCTTGTGGGGATTTAGTGGACAGTTCTACGATTGTCACAAGGGAATATTTAAAGGGTGCCAATCCACGAACTGGCACACTAGTATACTTCTGCAGGTTCTTTGATGCTAACATCGACGTTCTCGTCACCTTGTAGATCTAGGATTTCTCGCCAATCCATCATCTTGAGGTCGAGGTCTTCATAACATTCGATGTCTAATGTTACACTTACAATGCGTTTACGTGCATACATGGGAATCTCGTGCGATGTGTGTGTATTATAGCATAGATTATGATATGTGCACATCTCGCAATGCACACATATCTCGTATATGATTATGCGTAATGACGATATGCGAGTTCCTGCACGTCATATGTAACTCGTGCATACTCGTCATCAATCTCGTATGAATCTTGCGTATTATGATTATGATTATAATACGCTTCACACATCTCGTATGAGTACATCTCGTCGAGATTTGATGAATAGAACTCGTTGTTAAACTCGAACTCGTTTTCGTGCATGGGTCTCGTAGATGTGAATCTCGTTCTTTGTTATTATAACTGACCACCCTCTCGTTGTCAAGCGGGTCTCATAAGCAGTATTTATAAGATTCGATATTTGAAAAACAGTGGGTCTGTGAAGATTTATGCGGGGGTGCTTGACAAAACGCTCCGAGTGTGATAGCGTGCGGACTAAACTCACAAGTCCTGGAGACCTTTATGAGGCACTTAAAGTTACTCAGAAGACACTATGGAGACCCTTTACAGGGTATTCAGAGTAACTTAAACAAATAAAAGAATCATATTTATAAACATATTTAAAATCTATTTTTTAATGATTTTAGTATCAATCGCTACCATTTTCCTATAGGACACTGACTCACACCGAACTTAACCTTGGCACCCAGATAACAACCACACTGTCTACATCTATTCTGTCTTACACTATAATAATCACACTTCTTACATACATTCATTCTCTCTTTCTGTTTCTCTTCTGATACTAGTAATCCTGTCTCATTAGATGAAGATATATCAATAACATTCTTTACTACTTCAAATGTAAACTTTGCAAGATTCTTTCCCTGTTCATCAATAGAAGGAAAGTTTTCTTCTTCTTTCATTGTTATCCTCCCAAGTAATACCATCCTGTTACAACATACTTATTACCCTCTAATACCATTCCTCCTCTATGTGTATGTGTATATCCGGCAGGCCATAATAACAATTTACCTTTCTCTGGTTGTTCTCTCCTCTTGTAATATAAGAACTCTGTTTCTCCTCCTTTAAAGTCATCATTCAAATAGACCATCCATACCATAATTCTCCCACAATGTTCTAGACTAGAATTTTCATCGTGCCATACATGATAACCACCACCGGCAGGAGTCTTCTGTACTTTCTGAACAATAGAATACATAGGCACATCTTTTAATGTTCCAAATACCTGATGATATTCATTCAGACATTCCTGCATTGGTTCATATAGTCTGGGTAATGGATCTTCATCTAATGATGGACCCATTGAATGTAAATCAAATGCCCAATCGAATCTACCCGCATTGGAATTAGAAAACTGAGTATCTTCACAATAGACATCATTGATCGATTGATAATAATCAAACGTTCTTATAATCTCATCACAGAACTCATCAGAATAGATGTTAGAATATGATCCTATGAATTGTGAATACTCACCCTTCAGTTTCGTGCTTTCGTATGATGTGTTCATAATCAGGATACTTCTCTATAATAGTTTCTTTAAGTCGTTGATAATGTGAGTTCTTCCATTCTTCATCATTTGATATCCACTTATCCAATGGACAATCGCCCCAGGGATCTTTTATCTTATGTGGTAGATAACATCCACAATACTTACATCCTTCTTCGACTTCATCAAAGTGCTCACATGATTGGCACAATTCCCATCGTTCTTTTTGACAGTTCTTAGATGAATCAAATGGACCATGAACTTCCTGAAGGAAGAACTCATCCATGAATTTGAATATAAGATCACTGAACTCCATTATATCATAGATTCTGTTTTATATATTTGTGATTGAACCTTTTACGGTGCTACTGGTGGAATAATTTATTTTTGCATTCTTTTTATGAATCGCACGTCCAGATTTACCACTTGAATCCTGTCCGAAGTCTCCTCCAGAATTGCCGGGATTTCCTTTATTACCCGTTGAACTATTACCATTACCGGCACAATTAGTTGTATTACCATTATTACCACTATTGCCCTTATGTGGTGATGCATTAATGGAAGTATTAAGATTAGAAAATCCTCTTCCTACACCACCGTTTCCACCATTTCCGGGATCACCTCCGGTTACATCATTATCTGTTCGAGTACGACAATAATAAGTATATCCGTTTCCACAATCATATCCCTTCATTGTATTAAAATTCCATGGAGAACTACCTCTTCTGACTCCTCCTCCTCTACAACGATTTCTCACTCCGTTTGGATTCTTTCCATATAATGTTGCATTACCACATCCATTATCACTGGTGAAGGTACTTGTATTAAAACAATTTAAACTTTCACCTCTATTACCACTATTTCCGGCACTTCCTCCTCCACCACCAGCCCAGATTTTACCAAAAGATCTAATCTTTACATCACTTTTACCATAAGTATTGTTCACATATAATGCATCTCCACCATCTCCTCCAATCGTACCGGTTCCGGTAACATTGACAAAGAAACTTCTGGCATATGTTGCCTGTCTTCCGGCACCCTGACTGTTTGTCATGTCAAATGCCACCTTAAACCTTGTACTGGTGATTGTCTGTGGATAACCAGTCGAAAGTGCAATCGAATTGTCTGATGCAATTAAACCACTGGATCTGATGGTTGGATCAACAGAACTTACCACTAAATTTACACCACTCATACTATTAACATCAATAAAATATCCGATACTACCAACCGGATGTCCTTCGGTTCCTGTTACTCCATCATTATATCGTGTGATGGTAATAGATCCACCCTCAAAAGTTCCTACGTTAATTGCACTTTCAATATCACTAATATTGATCGTTTGATTGATCGCAACCGTTCCTCCTCCTACAATTCCTCCCTCACCATAAATTGCACCGTTCTCATCAACCTCAATCTCTAGGTTATATAAATTACCATAAAATTTTAGTGCATCATCCGCAGGATTGTCGGCATGAACAACACCGGTTACATCAAATGTCTTCGGTACATTCTTCGATAAATTACTATTCCAGGTCGAAGTATCATTATCACTATAACTTAATTCCGTATTTGTCGAACTCTGTGTCACCAAATAATTACTGATCGTGTCCCTTAATGAATCAACGGACCAATTATTATCAGTCGCAACACTTGTGTTCTCGGTTGCATCCGGCACTCTGGATGTAATCTTACTCTCATCATTCCAGTCCACCGCAGCATCATCATTCCTTAAATATGTGCTTGCTTTGATATTAGTCGCACTACCACCAAACTCCGATCTTATTTGTGAAAAAGAAATAGGATTACCCGCACCACCGGTAAAGTGTGAGGTCTTTGTAATGTTGACTGCCATTATTATGACGCTTTTTTGTTATTTATTCATAAGAAGTGTCATTATACTGATATTTGATTGCAATCGTAAATCGATGACCATTCCTGAATGATGTGGCACGATGTGGTATCATTCCATCGAACATAACCAATCGATTAGGTATGGCAGGAACACCTAAAATGTTTCCATCAATATAAAACTGTGTCTCTCCACCATTCTGTAAATCCCACTCCATATTGGCATAATATAAAAATGTAATACCTCTTCCATCTTTGTGAAAGTATGGATTCTCACCCGGTGCAAAACAATTCACATACATTCGATAGAATGACATGTGCTTAATCATCGGTTCTTTTTCTTTCAACCGTTTCTTTAACATTCCAAAAAAATCTTCCTTTGCCCGAATTTCATTAATCATTCCTGTCGGTGGAAGATTATCATCATCTCTTTCACCATATCGATACTCTGTATCCATACAATATTGATTAATTTCCAAAAATTCTTCAGGACTCAGGAAGTTATCCTCATATTTAATTTTTCCATTCAGTTCCATAAGATGTTAGACTCAGATTAAATGCGACTGTAATACGTGGATTATTTGGTGTTGATTTTGATTTTTCTACATGATGCACCAAATATGATGGAAATATCAATAAATCACCTTCCTTAACTTTTGGGGTCCATCGATCAGCATAATAATTAGAATCCATCTCAAATGAATGTGCTCTTAATGTTGCAATCGGATCATGAAATGTTGTCGAAGTATGTTCTTCTTCATCATATTTTAGATAGTGAATACATGAGTATTGCACTGGTGCTATGAATGGTGATGGTGAAATGTGATGATGTTCTTCTTGATATTCTCCATCTATGTAGTAATTGAACCAAATATCCTCCAGTGAAAAACCAACTTCTCTGTCAAATACTGATCGCACAGACTTGGCATAAATCTTATGCACTTTTTCGGACTCAAATATTTTATGATTTAATTCATCATGATCGAAAGATGTGATCAGATTATCTGTTAACCAACCATCAGGAATGGGTAAATCCTTTTCCTCATAACATTTTTGAATATTAGATAACAATTCTCTCTGAATAACAGAGTTCTCTCTGATATTGGTATGGTATAAGGTTACAGGAAATAGTGTTCTTTTATAATGATTTCTCATTGCGAATCCAAGTATCTTCCCTCCTGTGATTTATATCCATCAGTATTATTATCTCTACGATTCTTGATATACTCTAATTCATTCCACTGAAATGATTGACAGCACACTAAAATATGAATCTTCTTGTGCTTCTCTTCTTTGGTATATTGGCACTTGGGTTTATCTTTGACACCAACTTCTATACTGATGGTTTCATCACACTTGAAATATACCCATCCCTCATCAACTGAACCGTTTTTACGTGTCCATCTCACATAATCATCAACTTGTGGAACATACTTCATACAAATGCCAGTTCTATGGGAGTGAGTTTAAGTTGCATTGCAGTATAAGGAGTTGTATTATTTACATCTACTTGATCTCCTTGCTTGGTGGAGTTAATAGGGGCGTAGTAGCATCCTTTTTTTGTATTGTAGAATCCCCATATGCACCAAATGTCATTAGCATTATTGTAAACAAACCCAGGATTGCGTACAGTCCAGATTGAAATAGTAGAAACATTCTTACGAATGAGTCTGTATCTGTATCCTCTTGGTGGTTTGTGGGGGAAGTCAGGGGGGAGTTCATGAATCACTTTTCTCTTACAACACGAACACGTTCGGGTGATGCACCACGGGAATACAAGTATTCAAGTAGTTCTTTTGCACGTTCTTTTGTCAAATTTTGATACTCTGGACCTGGCAATGACCAACCAGTTGTCAGTTCTTCTTGAATTTGATACCGTTCTTCGTTCATTGATTTAAGTGCAGAATGCGTCTATTATACCAGATTCGTGTTCGTCCGCCAACTTAAGTTTGGTAGACTTCACAATCTGTTCCATGATCAGATGACCATAATCTTCAGGGAATGATTCTTCATCTGATAAAAGTTCAAATGCTTCTTGATCATTTTCGGCAATTAATGTAATCAGTCCACCATATTCTGATGTAGGAAATGGCACCCAATAATCAAGAATGTAGAGATTTTTCATTACTCTTTTTGATCTTCCTGTGTAATTTTATCAGATTTAGATAGATTAGTCAACTGACGTTCTAACTCATATTGAATGGGTGAGAGATGATTGTAAAGATAATTTTTCCACTCATTATCTTCTAACAAAAGAGTGATGTTATTAACTTGCTGAAGTGCCATCATCAATCTAAATTTTTCTTTTTCTTCGGGTGTTTCTGAATACTTTTCACCATACATTACAGAAACTCCTCCATATAATAATCAACCGTTACTTCTAATTTTGCTGCCTCTTCTTCAAATGATGCCACTAAATCCTGTTCTGTAGGAATGTTCATTTCAATACCATCAATTACAATT